CAAAATTCCCAACTCACGCGCAGTCTGTTCTGCGTCCTCAATCTTGCCGACAATCGTGTCACCCTTGAGCAGTAAAAACGTGCCCGGCGTGTGTCGTGACATCTTCACATCCTGACGGTCATAGTGTCGGCGTAGTCGCTGTAAAAGCGTCTCGCGTTTAACCGTGGCCTGCATGTTAATTACTCCACTTGTAATGATGAATCAATTATACAACCTTACAACCTAACGGTCAATGTAACGGCAGTCGGGCAGGAAATGTTTTGTGGCTACCGCCATGCCAAAACAGTGGGACAAGATGTGTCTTTGGAGTACCGCCAAAGACCTGAGTAGGGTGATTGTGGACGAGGAGTATTCTGATACGGGACCAGCCTACAACCCGCGCCAATCCCGCCACCTGTCTGACAGCTACGTTTTACTGGTAGCGGCTATAGGTGGCGGTTTGGTTTTGATGTCAGTTAGCGGTCTAACCCGCCCTGAATATCATCGATAGTGCGTTGATTCTGTTGGTCGCTGTATCTCTCAATGCGCGAGTCAATTTCACGCCCATCGATGTGCAGCTTGGCTTCCACGTGGTTTTCCACTTTAAGCGGTACACCACGGAACGCACGCGCAGTTGCATCAGCCTGGCGCTCATAATGCGCATCAGCTGCACTGGCGTAAGAAGTTGGATGGTAATCAGCAGAATTCGTATATGGGTTACCACGCTGCGCGTCTTCATCCTTGCGAAAGCCGTAATCAGAATCACGCCACATAAGAGATGGCGTATAACCATGCGTAGGCGTTGGCGCTGGCTCTTCGTGCTCAGACTGACCAATAAGGGCACGACCAAAGGCGCTCCAAGTTGGCGCTGTACGGATATTCTGGAAGTATTCAGACTCACCAAAGACGCTGTTTAGTCCTTTATCAATCCACGGTTCAGCGGCAATCGCGCTACCTGCAGCAAAACCTACAGGACCCGCAGCGCCTAACACACGTGCACCCGGAACGCCGAATTTAGAGAGCACTGCGCCGGTTGTGGCCACAGCTGCACTACCTGTGGCCACAGCTGCGCCGGTGATGCCTGCTTTCGCTTCTTCGGGGTTGTCCTGAATCCATTTATCAGCCGATTGCGTGAACTCAGTTTGATACTGACGCAGCTGCGTCATACCGGGAAGCATCTTGCTACTGATGGTGTTCCACAGTCCCTGCATAGCCTGGTCAGATTTCAACACTTCTTCGGTGTACGCGACCTGCTGATTGGTAAGTTCCTGTGTGATGTGGAGTACGTCACCGGCTTTGCTAATCTGGTCGTCCAGCGCCTTAACGCCGCCGCTGAACAGACGGAAAGAACTGTCAGATAAGCCCACGGTTTCAGCTGCAACACGCTTCTGTGCGTCGCTAAGGTGTGAGAACTGTTCCACGAACCGGCGCAGTAAATCAGGACCGTCTGTAGCCTGGCTTAGTTCATTCGTGTCCATGCCAGCCAGTGAAAGTTGGTCGAACAGACCGGACTGGCCACGCACACGCAGATCATCAAGAGCACCGTCCATTTTCTGCATGATGTTCAGCGCTTCACCGGCATCACCGCCCAACGCACTAAACGCGCCGCCCAACTTCATCGTATAAACGGAACCGGCTGAGAGCCGGTACACGCTGCTGTTGAGGTCATACGTTTTCTTGGCGAGGTCATCAACCTTTAAGCCTGCACCAACAAACGCCGCTGCCATACTGGCACTAATGGTGTTCACGGTGGATTTGAGGCTTTCTAAATTACGTTCGGTATCTCTCATCCCTTTATCAAATTGAGAATGATCCATTCCAATACCGATTAGAAAATTCGTGATTGTGCGAGCCATTACATACCCTCGATATAAGATACCAAGTTACGGAATACAATCATGCTCAGTATCTTTTCGTCATCAGCACGATTTTCAAAATCAACATCAATAGATGGGTACTCTTTAAAGTACGCCTTCCGGTAGCAAATATCTCGCACCTGCTTAAATTCACGAGATGTCAGGTTATTTACCCACGGTTTCATAACCTCCGACATTGCGACGCCATCATTAACATATAGGTTGTAATAATTACGCATTACGTCATTGCCTATGATGTCATGAAATAAATCAGCATCAGCAGCGTCAAGATAAGGAACTACTAAAGTGGTATACAAGCCGCCCGGCGTTTTACATGTAATTTCCATTTGGCTCATAATAAAATCGCTCCCGGCCAGTTGTGTATTTCAGATGATGGTATTGGTCGTATAGAGTTTTCACACTGAGTTCTACAATTGCGATATTCTCTGAATTCGTTTGGATCATCTTCTACTGCGTGGGCAATACTTAATCCGCCATGTTTTGCCATCCAACGCCGGGGCCACTGATGGCCCCATTTATCCCACTCATAAATAGCTAATGCGCATTGGCTCATAGTTCCACCGTCCATTCTGCAAAGATCGTGGTTTCGGTGTACTCAATGCGCTGTTCGTCGAGGATTTCACGCAGGTACGTTGGACCGATGACTAAGATGTCTGTCAGGGACTTGAATGGGATCTCATTCTCTGACGGGCGCAAAGCGCGCCCGATGAACGACGCTACCCATTCTTTGCGGGTCAGCTGGCGCATTTAACCGCCTTAGCCGCCAGCTGGCGCTGCTTAATATGTTCAGGGATGCCTGTGGGCTGACGATTGCAGTAACCTTGTTTGGAATCCAGAACTACTTTTGCGGTACTTTTGCGAAAATTGGACATAGTCTTACTCTCTTGGTCGTTGGATTTTAAAAATCGGTCAGAGTATTCAATACGGCTTCTTCATCGCGCAGTTCCTGCAGCTGGCGCTCACATACGCCCAGTGATTTGCACATCTGCGTCACTTCGGCACGACGGTAAGTTAAGAGATCATCGCTCGTCGCTTGCTTCTGCAGTCCACCAATCATTTTGCCTGGTAGAATCACATCTACTGCTTTGCGCTCAAGTGCGCCGGTGAGGCAATAAGCAACGCAAGCCGCACCATCAGCAGTCTTAACTACTGGCATAGCTGATTGAGCGTGCGGCACCACTGTGGCCAGCGCTACAATCGCTTTCATCTGCCATTTGCGGGTGAAATCCTCAGTCATCACAACGTCGCCCAGTTCTTTCCAGAACGCGTCACGCTTCTGTTGTACCAGCTGGCGCTGTGCAGCCACGTGCTCACGCAGGTCTGGTTTGCTATCAGACAGTTCACTATGAACGTCATCAATCATGCCCTGCAGGCGCTGAATCTCTTTGCGAGCCGCTACTTGGCGGCTCTGGTACTGGTCGATAAGCTCAATTCCTGTCATTTCATTTACCCTTGTGTGCGTTGGCTACGGTCTGTTTAAAACGCTCAGAAGCTGACAAACCATCTGTTGAAGGCTGCTGCTTATGCATCGCGTCGTGCTGCTCACCGGTAGTGCGCCATGCGTTGTTAATACGGCGCACCTCGTTGTCATAAGCCGGAGTAGTGCCAGCGCGATTCAGGTTGTCCTGAACAATCTCGGAGGCGCTGCGCACGTCATCACGGGTGTAGATAGATTTACGTCCGATAGTCATTGTTAATTACCTTTAAGTTGATGGTGTTGAAGTGACTAACCTGCTTTGTGCGTACTGTCGTTGCCTGCGTCATTTCTTCGTCCTGAAACACCGTGAGCGTCCTGCTCGAAAATTCTGGCAACTTACTTACCCAACCAAACAAGTCAGCGCGGTTAAAACGACTCTCAAAAACCACCTGAATCTGAATCATTCGCCTGCCTCCCTGTTTGATGTGAACATCATACGACCTTACAACCTTACATTCAATATATTCAGTTAGCAATTAGTGCTATTGGGGTTGATTTTATCATTTATTTATGCTGACGAGTCCGTCAATGGTGTAAAAAAGAGGGAGAAAGGACGGGGGCACGCTCCCCAAAAGTGGGGATTGATTGTAAATCAATAACTTATAATTCTAACTTACAGATTAGTTAGGCTGACGCGTAGCAATCTGGTGCGCTTCGATGACGCTAGTCACCACGCTGCCATCCGGGCGATGCAATCTGCCAAGCAGGAACAGCTGCCAGATTTGGATGGCATACTGGTTCATCACTGATAATCCTCGTGCATAGGGTCGTACAGCGCGGCGAACATCTGCGCTTTGGTTAACTCCTGAGTTTTAGGAGTTAACCGCTCAAGCCGTTCCAGACGCTGCAGTAACTGCGCTTTACCGGCCATCAGTAAAATTCATCCAGGTAGCGATCCATAACGGCGCGGCGCTGTTCATCTGTTACATCATCGATAGGGATGACAGGGAAGCCGAAGCGCTCGCATAAGCCACGCCACCACGCATCAGAAGCTGTTAAATCGCGCCCTTCCAGCTGCTCCAGACGTGACAACAGTGCCGCCTTATTCGCCATGCTTAAAACGCCCCGGGAATGCGCGAGCAATACCGCAAAGGCGATTTGCCTCATCAGGATGAGCGTATCGATACCCATGCTGAACCATAAAATCAGTAATCGCGGATGTGTCGCCTGTTGTAATCAGTCGCTTAAGGTCTCCTGAAACTTCAGGAGATAAAGCACGAAACCATACCAAAAGCGGTGTCGTAGCCTCGTCTACCTGTTTGTTTTGAAAATCTTCCATTTCACGCAACACCTGCTCTCTCGTTTTCTTAGCCATTGTTACTCTCCTCTAACGCTGCAATGCGCTTCTCAAGCTCAGTCAGTTCAAAGATTTTGGCGCGGATATAGTCCGCATCGATGCTGTCAGTTGGCGTTACAGCCTTGAGCGCTGGGAACTCACGCTCCATGACAAACAGGACTGCTTTCTGGTCACCTTCTCCAACCATTCGGGTCAGGTGCACTAATGCTTCAGCTGTGAGGCTCTTAGGCATAATGGTTCGCTTGCCTACCGCACCTTTGGTTCTAGCCATAAAACCGCCTTTAATAATCATTAATCGGTATAAAACTGGATTTATGTAGATATTTTATCCTATATATTGAATGTTGTAACTAATGGTGATATATTAACCATAGTCGTAAAGTAATACTCTCCTGTTGGTTGGTCCGTGATTGATGTAAGCAAATGCCTCGGCTGGTTACCGGGGCATTTTTTTTGTTTACGTTTTTACGATTTTCTGTATTTTTACAGAATCGTAAAAGGAGAGTGACTGATGATAATCGGCGTACTGAACCAGAAAGGCGGCGTGGGTAAGACCACTCTGTCAGTAAACATCGCTGCGAGTCTTGCGCGCAGAGGCGCACGGGTGCTGTTGATTGATGCAGATCCACAGGGTAGCGCGCTGGATTGGCAGGCGGCTCGTGAAGCAGCTCCGCTGTTCTCTGTAGTTGGGTTACCGCGTGCAACCATCCATAAAGAAGTAAAACAACTGGCAAATGATTATGACCATGTGGTGATAGACAGTGCGCCACGAGTCACGGAACTGGCACGCTCTGCAATCATGGCGTCGGATGTTGTAATGATTCCTGTGCAGCCATCGCCTTACGATATTTGGGCCGCTGATGAGATAGTGAAGCTCATTGCAGAGGCTTCTGTATTTAAAGAAAACCTGAAATCATGTTTTGCGATTAATCGTAAAATCTCAAATACGGCGATTGGCCGTGACGTGCGTGATGCACTGGCGGCTTATGAGGTTACGACGCTGCAAACGTCGGTTACTCAGCGCGTCATTTTTGCTGAGGCAGCTGCTAACGGTCTGGCTCTTTTTGAGGTGGATGCAAACAGCCCTGCAGTGAAAGAGATTGAAGAACTGACCACCGAATTACTGGAGATGGTGAAATGAGCAAAAAAATTTCCATTGGCAAAAAGCCGACCGCAGCGCCATCTGCTGACGCATGGATTAGTGACCGTGTAACCGTAGCGGAAGAAACAGAGAAGATGAAGCGCCTGACCATCGACATTCCCGAATCACTACACAAAGCAATCAAGATGCAGGTTGCGGAACGTGGTACCAAAATTGCGGATGAAGTACGGGAATTACTGATACAGAAATACGGAAAATCGTAAAATCGTAGTCGGGCAGTTGTCGGGCACTTTTTTTGCCCGAATCAGAGCGCCATTGATGGGTAACCACAGTGGCGCTTTTTCATTTCTCATTTTTGCCCGACAGTCGGGCACTTTTCGGGCATCTTTTCGGGCAACAAAAAACCTTTAAAATCATACATATAAATATCTTTCGGGCAGTTCGGGCAGTTTTAAATATTAAGCAGATAAAAATTAATTAGAGTAAGAAGCGTACGATAAAGAGCGAAATATAAAACAATAGGGAAAAAGTGCCCGAATTGCCCGGTTTTGCCCGACAGGGCACCACTGAACTGTGGATATAAAAAAACCCGCCTTAGCGGGTTCGTGTGATTATGCCTTTTATCTGATGGCGGAGAGCGGTGTAACGTTCTGCTCAAACACAATCGGCTTCACTGTCGCACCGTAAAATCCGCGATAGTCGTTACCTTCGATTCGCACAGATTTAGCGGAGCGAACACCTTGCGCCACGGAAGCATCTTTAAACGCCTGCAGGAAGTTCTTACGCTTCATCTGTTCCATGCCGTTGGCAATGCACCAGTGTTGGTAACGACTCCACAGGACGTTATCTGCGACGCGTGCGGTCTTCTCAAACACACACTCTTCTTCCATAAAGCGCGTCACCGGCGAGCCGCTTTCTACCATGTAATCCATCTCGTAGCGGCTACTTTCTGGCATGGTGAAGCGACCATTGGACATTAGACGGCGCAGGCCTTCTAAAGCCCACTGAGCAATTCCGGGCAACTCTTCTACCAGACGCTTAGACAAGGTTGTATCTTCGGCACCGAGGAACGAGCGGTCAAACACGAGCGGTAACCAGCGGTTAGCTGTCGCAGTTGAGTCATCCCACATGGTAGGCACGCTGTTTGAGGCGAGCAGCAGCTTGCAGTTAAGCGCACCCTGAAAAGGTACCTGCGTATACAGCAGCTTCACAGATACCGGCTCGTTTGCCGTAATCGCTTTAAAGAGGCCCACAATCTGACGCGAGTTTTTCTTGTCCGGGCTGGCCGTGTCGTAGTCGATAACAACGTTGCGCTGCGTCATACCGGCCAGCACCTTATCGTTGTCGAGGTTAGGCAGCTGGAATGCGCCGGCAGCGTCATTGAGCAGAGTAGATACAACATGCAGGATTGTACCTTTACCTGCACGCTGTGCCCCGATGAAGATTGGCGCTTTCTGGATGCCGAGGTTATCCGTAATCAGCGACCACCCGATAATCTCCTGCAGCAGCTGCACGCGTTCCAAGTCGCTCTCGAAGATCTCCGCTAACCATGCCTGCCACACCTTGCAGCTCGATGACGGGCTGTAATCGCAGCTGAGGACGTTGCTGTTGCGGTTCTCCGGGTCATGCGGCATCAGCTCGCCGGTGTCCACATCGAGCGCACCGTTACGGAAGAACACCAGACGCGAAACCGGATTTATGGCGCCCATGCGGTCGAGACGGTCGCGCATAACTGCCAGCGTGCCATTGATGCGGCTCTGTGTGACTTTGGGGCCGTCCTGACCCAGCGCGCGCACCATTGATTCACCCACGTAACGGCGCATCAGGCTGTCTTCTGCAAACTCCCACTTCTGGCCATTCCACCAATGCGCAGCACCGGCGAAATCTACCAGGCGATTGTTAAAGACGCTTGTACGTAAAATATCGGCGTCTAACACGTGATCGTTGTGCGGACAGGTGCCTTTAGCAACTTGCAGCGCTTCGAAAGGCTGAACATTCGGGACAGGCAAGGCCATCTGTAACTTAACGTCGGGCTTTCCCGTGTAGAAGTTACCGCACTGAGCCACAGCGCCGGTGATAGTGCGCTGCAGGTAGCTGCGGTGTTGCGTCCACTTATCCCTGACAAGGCCGCTACGCTCCATCAGGCGTTGAATCCGGGTGTGATTGCCACCGGTCCAAAACGCTAAATGAGAGCATAAGCTGGCGTCCACGCTTGAGCGGTCTGCATCCTCATCGATATTACCTTCCCACAGGTCACGGAATGACAGCTTACCGCCGAACACAGCACCGGCACCGCCAGACGCGCGCAGAGCCGCTTCAATTAGCTTGTCATCATCAGCGATAGGGTTAGCCCCTTCCGCGTGCGTGTCGCGCCATTCAACGCCGTTTACGGCTTCTTTAACGGGGAAATAGCGGCTGATGATTGGGTTAAGGTAGGAAGATAGGTCAATATCTGCTGAGCCCTGCAGCACGCTACCAAGTGCGATGAAGCGGTCACGGCTATAAAGCTCGATGTTGAGCGGGATGTTCTTGCATGAATGCTCAAAGTGTTTTGCTTTGAACCAGATATGCAGCCCCTTACCGCTGTTGCTCAACTCGATTAGCGCGTTAGGGAATGCCTTCATTAACTCGATGGCCAGTGGCGTCCATGAGTTGTCAGGCTGAAGAGCGCCGTCAATATCGAGGCAGTAGAACGGGTCATTTTCTGTGATTACGAAGCCAACACCAAAGCTCGGCCCCATTTCACGTGAAATGCTCGTTGCATCAGCGTAACTGAGGCGGTCAGCTTTGTGCAGACTGGTCACAATGCCATATCTGTCACATGGGAATTTGTCAGTCTTGCCGGGTTTGTCAGAGGTGACGAATTTACATACAATAAATTGGTCGAAATGTGACAAGCCCTCATGATTGACGGGCGCGTCAGACGCCGCTATCATATTGGTCATACAGTCTTACCTTCTTGGTCGTTGGTTTTGATTGTTGAAATTCAAAAAAAGCTGGGCTGCAATCCCGGCTTTTTTTACGCCTGTAGTTTGTGTCCTTCACGCTGCAACTTCTCCATGATTGCCGCTTTGATAAAAGCGCTGTGGTCAATTTTCTGCGCCTTCACAATATGATCTACACGGTCCATTACCTCATTTGGTAAACGTACCGCTTTTACTCTGCTGCTTTTACTATGATTCGGCATTTCATTAGCCCTCTTTGTAACCTGTAAACATCGTACAGGGTGTTTACAGGCTTGGCAATACCCTGAAAATATAAAAATCCAATGAAATTAGATAGTTGACGGATGCGTCAAAGGTAAGCCATTGATAAGAGGAACAAAGAAAAACCGCCCGGAGGCGGCTTAACTTACATAATCAGACGTGTGTAATCTTCGGGGATGTAATAGAGCATGTCCGGGTCACCACTCTGCATACAGCTATAAGCTTTGAGCGGAAACTTATCGTACAGCGCGTTCACTGTGTGGAGGTCACGCGGGTTGTTATAGTCGCCGCGGTTCTTATCGAGCGTGCGCCAGAAGTTATGAACGATGCGGATGAACAGCCGTTTGCGGTTATCTTCCGTGTCTGTATTGTCCCGCAATTCGGCAAAGTTAGAGCATTCGCCGTTGCGTTTTAGCCAGGTAGATAACCACCGCTCCGGATCGCGGCTAATGTCCTGCAACTGCCCTTTATCCAACTGCAGTGAATTCACGTGCTCCTGCATGGCCGCGTGCACGTTCCATATCACCGCCAGCGCCGCAATCAGCACACCGTACCCAATTACACCGGCTACAGTCTTTTTAAGCTGCATAGTTTTGTCCTCGCAGATAGGCGGCGTTGACTCGCGCTACAGCGTCACCTTTAGTGATATAGCCTTTGCGCTCGCGATCAAGTGACGCATTAGCGTTGTAAGCGGGAGTTGGTGAACTGTAGAGCACATAGCTGTCTGGCTTGCCTACCGCAACCGGTGCGAAGACGGCCATATACACGTCACCCATGCTGTTCATACGTCCCTTGTACGGCTTCAGGTACGCGTACACGTAGTCCATCTGCTGAACCTCAGTCATACGCGCCAGTTTCGTCGTAGTGGTACCGAGTGAACGCGCTGTGGATTCAAGGAACTGAATGAGGCCGGTCGCTGTGCTGTTGGGGTTGCGGGTGTTTGAGCGGAATTCGCCGCCAGTCTCCACATACATGACCGCCATAAGCCAGGACGGGTCAATGTTCAGCTGCTCGCTGACCTCGCGCACCTTCGCACGGAAGTCCTGAGTAGGCGAACGAGCACCCCAGACTAACTTACCGTTTGTGCTGTTTGACGGCGCAGAGTTAGCGCGGAGACCGTCTATTTCAACAAGCCACTGATTGCCAAAGCTATCGCCACGGAAGCGCAGCGCAATGATATTGTACTCACCGGTCGTAGACGCATCACCGGCGATAGGTGTGACCATCAAGTTACCTGAGTTGAACGTATTGAACTCAGATTTCACGTAGATGCGCTGATTGATGCGGAAATACGGGTTTAAACGGTTCACAACGTACACGCCAAGCCCCTCTGGGCCGCGAGTACGTTCAGGGATACCAATCATGCCGGTGAACTGGGAAATCTCATTAACGGCGGTTTTACGCGGTGCACCACGTCTAGTGACGAACAGCTGGCCATTGTGATCATTCCAGTCAAAGTTATACGCCCGGGCAAGCCTGTTTAGCTCAACCGTTACGTCATTAAGCAGCACGTAGCCGCTCACCATCTTTTCGCCTTCAAACTGCGATTCATCAACCATCAGGCGGCGGCTCCACGTGCTTGCAATGTCTTTAAGGACATCAATCACAGCTACACCCGGGTTGTACGATGAATCAGCCAGTGGTTTATCGATTACGGCAGAGCCAGAACGGCACAGCAGCCGCGTAGCGATAGACGCGCCTTCACGTTCACGGAATACGTTTGTGATTACACCGGTAAAAATAATATCGCTTTTGTTGGTATAACCCGCACGCAGGATAACGGCCTGCCCACTGGCAAGCCCTGTATCTTTTTTTAGGTTATAAATTCGAATATCGGCAAAAGAAACACTGTCGCCGGGTCGAATATCTACGTCAAAAGTAATGCGGAATTGGTTTAAATCGGATTCATTGATAAATGGCTCACCGCCAATATCAAGGCTCCATAGTCGACGTTCATTCATTTATTTGATACTCCACCACTGACAGGCGAGAAAAATGATACCGGAATATATCAACGCAAGCATTACGATTGGGAATTCCATAATTTTATCACTCCTCTGCCTTCTGATATAGAGCATCAAGCCAACTACTAACGGCGACGTCTTCGTCATCATCGTTAATTCCGATATATCGCAAACTCATTGACGGTGATGAATGTCCAATAACAGACATAAGCAGACCAATATCTTTACCACTTGAGAAATAAAGACCACGGGCAAATACTTTTCTCAGGCTATGACAGGCAATTCTTTTAACGGTGCCGAGCACTTCATTTAATTTAGAGAATACAGACCATACTGTCTGTCGGGTAAGGACACCATTCTGATTTTTGGCGCGATTACTTCCACGCAGTGTGCGGCGTGAAAATACATTACCTTCATCAATATCACTGTATTTCTCTCTGCGACGTGCCAGCATTTCTGCTGTGCGCTTACTCAGCTTAACGGTGCGGTACTTAGCCGGTGATGCGTCACGAGCTGCTTCAACGCGTTCTGCGACGTCTCTGGCCATTTCTTTGGGGATAAGCGGGATGATATCGGCAGGGGAAGTAATGAAAACCTTCATCATCATCTGGGGGTCATTGCCGTAATGCACAATGAGTTCACGCTTAACCTGTTCCAGCACCTTACGAGCGGCGCGAGCTGCACGTGCTTTGGTACCTTTGGCTTCTGCAATGGTGATCGTGTTGCCGGTGATGTTCTCCCAGCGCAGGCTGAGAATGTCAGAGATACGCAGGCCGGTTTCGATACCGACTTTAAACGCCAGTGTGAAAGCCGGGTCATGGTTTTCACGTAACCAGTTTTCAGCGCGTGGCAGCATGTTCTGAGGGATCGGATGTACAAGACTCATTGCGCTGCCTCCTGACGTAAAATCTGGTTGGCAATATCCCATAGCTGGGCAGCAATGTCTGTATTTCCGGCACGGTGCATCTGCAACGCCATGCGTGCTATGATATGCATTGTATGTTCCTTTCTTAGCGGTTTGGTTCGTACATGGCCCTGTGTTGGTAGCACGGGGCTTTCTCTTTTCTACTGCACTACTTCGTAAACTTTCAAAATTCCCAACTCACGCGCAGTCTGTTCTGCGTCCTCAATCTTGCCGACAATCGTGTCACCCTTGAGCAGTAAAAACGTGCCCGGCGTGTGTCGTGACATCTTCACATCCTGACGGTCATAGTGTCGGCGTAGTCGCTG